TCTGACCCGTTGGGCCCGTTGGGCCCGTTGCACCGGTTGGGCCCGTTGGACCCGTTGGACCGGTTGGACCCGTGCCACCAGTTGGACCGGTAGGACCCGTTGGACCAGTTGGACCCGTGGTGCCAGTTGGACCCGTTGAGCCGGTTGGACCCGTTGGACCTGTTTCACCCGTGGGACCTGTACCACCGGTTGGACCCGTTGGACCGGTTTTACCGGTTGCTCCAGTTGGACCCGTTGGACCGGTGCCACCGGTTGGCCCGGTTTTACCAGTTGAACCCGTTGGGCCAGTTGGTCCAGTTGGACCCGTTGGACCGGTTGGACCCGTTGGGCCATTTTGATATGCTAGCGTAGTATGCACATGTGACGGATTGCTCCCATTGAAATATAATGATGCGGCAACGGATGTAGTGTTTCCAGTGGGTTGAAACAGATAAAATTCAACCTGTATCGGACACATGACTGACGGTAGTATCGTGTACGGAATAAATGGAGACATCGTAACTAACTGTATTTCAGTAGTTGTGGCAAGATTTGTCAAGTCATCCGCACCATCATACAACAATACTTTCGCATTCGAATTGGTCACATCCAAATAGTATATTTTAGTATATATATTGATTGGATGATTGACTGAATTTACTTGCGTGTAGAGATTGATATCCCATAACCCAGAGTTAATTACAGGCGATGTTCCAACTACACCTTCGATTGAAGTATACGAGCCCATGTAACGTATGCTATAGTCGGTTGCTCCAGAAAATAAATATGTCAGTTTCGTTCGAATCGTGTTCGGAGAATGATAAAGGATTCCATTCACATCCGGAACTACAAAACTGTCGGCTGGGTAAGTGCCATTACCAAAAAATAAGGTCAATCCGGTTGATGCTCCAACTTCACCCCGCTCACCTCTCGGGCCCGTTGGACCCGGCTGCCCAGTTGGACCCGTACTTCCAGTCGACCCATATAAAAAGACTTCATCTGTGATATCACCAACATAGTTATACGCCATATTTGGTCCAGTGGTTCCATTTTCTACACCTGCATACATATACAAGTCTCCTCCGCGTATCAATACAAACTCTCCAATATTTTCATCCGATGGAGGCGGTGATATACCAGTAAAATCCGCCGGCGAAGACCCCTCCAAATTTGCAAATATTTTGAAGCCTTTTCCTGGTGAACCGGTAGGACCGCGGTGACCGGTTGGACCATATTCACCGGTGGTACCCGTAGAACCTTGTATACCAATACCCCTTGGACCAATGGGCCCGATTTCACCCGGAGGACCAGTTGCGCCAACGGCGTAAACACCGAGACGTGTTGTATAGTCACCCGAACTAGTCATGAATAAGAATTACTGGTTTGGATATTGATATTATAATATTAATAAACAATTTTTTTAATTGGTTATTAATTTATATTATTTGTTTGTTTTGTTTACGTTGTTTACTAAAGTGAACTCCATGAATAAAATATTATAAATTATATATAAATGTTTATTTACTTGATTCTATAGATATTTGTGTGTATTACGTATTACCAGCCAGTACATTGAAATTTAGACATTAAGAAAAAAAAAACTACATACTTATGAACAAAAAAAAAATAGCAACTGCCGTGGTTACTAGTAAGTACGAGTGTAACCATTGCATGTTTTATACAAACAAGTATACGGATTATAGTCGCCACATATCCACTCAAAAACATAAAACATTATCAGCATGCAGCGAGTGTAACCACGTTGCGGAATGTAACACTACGGTTACAGTTCGTATTACACAAAGCTACAAGTGTAAGTTTTGTGATAAACCGTACACTGCACGTAACAGCGTGTGGTATCATGAAAAAAGGTGCCAGGAAAACACCGGACATCCGTCTCCATGTTCTGTAACAAGTGACAACTCGGCACCAGCTTCCGGAGTTACCGATGCTCCCGGCTCGTCCTCTGAACTTTCACTTGCCCTCCAAAATAAAACAAAGGATGAAGTTATTGACAGGCTTTTGAAAGACAATGCCGAAATGATGAAACTTTTAAAAGAAATTGTACCCCGAATCGGACCCACTACAATGATAATGAACTCCACCACACACAACAAGTTCAATATCAACGTATTTTTGAACGAGCACTGCAAAGATGCGCTGAACATTTCAGATTTTGTAAACTCAATTAAAATTACAATGCAGGACCTGAAACTCACAGAAGAACGCGGCATTGTGGAAAGCATCTCCAATGTACTGGTTCAAGGACTCAATGATATGGACATTTGCAAACGCCCCATTCATTGCACCGACTTGAAGCGAGACATCTTGTACGTGAAAGAAAACGAGCAATGGGAGCGCGATGAAACCCAGGAGCATTTGCGAAAAAGCGTCAACAACATCGCGTACAAACAAATTTTGTCCGTTGAAAATTGGAAAAACAGTCTTCCAAATTTGAACTGCGATGACTCACTGCAGCTACAATACAATTCACTGCTTCAAAAAACTTTGGCTGACCCAGGCGAAAAGGATGTGAAAAAAATTGTAAAATCGGTATGTAAACAAGTGTACATATCGGACCTTCCATCCATTTTAGAACAAAGCCAAAACCAAGTTCATTTATAATCGAATAATATATAAACACAATAACTCCAATAACGCCATATCAGTATGAATCCAAGTCCGAATCCAAGCCAGAATATGAATCCGCAATATTTTGTGTACTTGTTAGAAACCCTTAGCAAACGGGCAACTTACGTTGGAGCCACAACCGACCCGGTACGTCGCTTGCGACAGCATAACAAGGAACTTGTGGGTGGAGCACACGCTACCGGCATGCGCGTCGTTCAAGGCGACTCATGGAGAATGGTATGCCACGTTTCGCAGTTCCCAACCTGGAATGCCGCTCTTCAGTTTGAATGGCGATTCAAACAGCTCACTCGAAAACTGAAAAACGCGCCGGATGGGTCCGCTTCCAAGATGACACCGCTCGAAAGCCGAATTGCTGCATTAGAACAGCTTCTCGCAATGGATAAGCCAACCACAAAGGCTGTTCCCTACGCCGACTGGCCAAACGGTACGGGACCCATTGTAACTTGGTTATAAACTTTTGGTTATTTATTATTTATTTTTATTTATGATGCGATTTATATTTATTTATATTTATGCTATTTATTCTGAAAATACGTCGTTTCCACAAGCTTGCAATGCCGGCATATCGATGTCCGCATTCAAACTTGTGTTTTTGCTTGTGACGCTGGTAAAAATAACATCCGACCCATCCGAGGCGTCTTGATTCGGACTCGCTTGATTCGGAGCGGTCGCCACCACCGCGTGCGGCAACAACGCCATCAACCGCGTTTTTAGCTGGTTCGTAAAAATAATATACGGCAGTCGTTCTTCATCCAGGAACAGCTTCCACAAAAAATGCATTTTCTTCCAGGTTATAAAGTACTGGCTGTTGTTGCACGGACTGGTACTGGTCGCAATAAACCGATTAATAATCGCGGTTTCGTCATTCAGTTTCAAGTACAAGCAATGCGAGTGCAACACTGAGTCCTTGCAGTAATGTGAATCCAAAAAAGAGTCCGAGTTTTTGAACCGTTTTGAATAGTAGCATGCCACGCACATGATTTCAACTATGTTGCGTTTGAATGGGGACGAATAATCGCACACGTTCAACGTGGACAGGCCGTCGTCGTTCATGTCCAACAGCCGGCATTCATTGAACGTGTGTTCGTAAAATTTGAATTTGAACACGTTATTCATTCCGTGCATACCAAACAGTGCCGCGCATTCCGACGAAAGCTCCCTTATAAAAAGTTTTGCTTTGGATGTAATAAAATATAAGTTCACGTTCTTTTTATAGTAAATGTCGCCCAAAATAATGAGAAAGTGTTTCGCCGCGTCACGACTCTTGAATACGCTGGGCGTAAACAGCGACAACACTTTTTGAATCGTGTGTGATTCGGGAACGGAGTTTAACAGTTCTTTTTCTTCCTTAATTCGCTTTATAATTTGATTTTTGATTCGGTACTTCCAAGGTTTCAAATTTTCGTACTCGTTCAAAGCCAACAGTGTGACCTGGACAATTTCATCTTCTTCAATTAACTCATACTTCATGGTGTTTCGATTGTAAGCAAAAAATAATTCAATGGCCGAATTGTAATAGTACTTGTTTGCGTCGTCCGACAGAAATTGTTCAATAAAATCGTCGGCGGTAGTGGAAAGTGCGTTTTTACGGTCCGACCGTTCTTGCAGTGTCACTTCGTAGTTTGATAAGGTCGTTGGAATTTGTAACACAAACGATGCGAGTTTGGATAAAAGTGCGTCGTTTCCAGCATACTTTGAAACCGCATCATCGATACATTTATGCAACCGGTCAACATCAAACCCGGTTACGGAACCTGACCCGCATGTTTCAGTTGGATTTTGAGGATGTTGGGTTGACTCCGCGTCCGCATTCATTTTTAGGTATTCGCTATAATATATATAATATACAACCACTAGATTGAATTGTTTAAATAATATAAACAATTCAATAATCAGTCACTTACACTTACATGCAAGATTCAAGGCAATATAGTAGACAGTGCAGTTTGTACATCTTCTGGAAGCGTTTCTGGATACGCCACGTGAAAACAAATGTGCAAACACCCGGAGTCACACGCGGTATCAGGTGCATTGGTTCGAGCTCGTTCAAATCCCAGGCCTTTGATGGTCTTGATACTTTCCGGTTGAATCACGCTTCCGACATTTTTGTTCACAATTTGATACGTTTTTCCATTCAAGTGAGTGAACTCAAATTGAAACCCACAGAGCGACTCCTTGAGCGAAATTGTTTTATGGTAAAATAAATCAAGCTGCGTTTTTCCGGAATTCGATAATTTTGTCTCGGTATCCATTGTTGAAAATGTGGAATGCGGCGCCAAACGTACGGTGATATTCAAGTTTCCTGACACCCCATCGGCGTTTGTGTTTCCAATGTTGGGCAATACAATCACTTCCCCATGGTAGGTTCCTTTGGGAATCGCCACTCGTGTAGTGGCTTGAACCACGTTGCTGAATACATCCGTTTCTGAAACGATTTTTTCGTACTCAAGCATGATTTCAATCCCTGTAAACGCCTGTTCCAGTGTGATAGTAACGGACGTTTCAATGAGTTCCGGTGCCGGACTAGGCGACTTTGATGGTTTTGACGGTGGCGGCGGTTGCGACGGTTGCGACGGTTGCGGCGGTTGCGGCGGTTGCGAATGTTGAACATGCATCATAAACGGATTGAACCCGCCGCCAAACAACTCAGCCGGGTGACCACTTTGATGAATTATATGAATTTCTCCTCCGAACCCACCGCTGCCCATTCCATTTAAAGTGTGAAACAAGCCGCCCAGTCCGCCCAAACCACCCAGTCCGCCCAAACCGCCCAAACCGCCGCCTTCCCCGGGATTTTTTCCAAAGAACATGTTGAATATGTCATGCGGGTTGATTTCAGCGGAATACATTCGGGTGCCTCCGCCACCCCCGCCAAACCCGCCACCCAGTTTTCCAAACTTCAGTTCCATGTCGTACTGTTGACGTCGCGCCGGGTCAGATAAAATAGAATACGCCTCTGCTAGTTTTTGAAACATTTGCGTTGACTCCGGCGACTTGTTTTTATCGGGATGGTGAATAAATGAAAGTTTACGATACGCTTTTTTAATTTCATCAACATTTGCATTTTGAGAAACTCCAAGAATATCGTAAAAATTAGGACTCGACATCTCTTAACTTTTAATACTGTATATGTATATGTTTGTATATGTTAAAATGCTTAAATACTTTAACTGGTACATTTTATAATGCAACACTCATTCATTGTGAAATACCAACCGCTTCAAATTGCGAACTTTGAACAACTACCACCCGATTTGAAACAAATTATTACGTCCCTTGTTTCAATCGATAACCTGAACATACTCATTAATGGACCATCGGGAGTAGGAAAAACTGCAATTATCAACGCGATTGTCAAACAGTATTACGGGAATGCAGCTGCCAAAACGTGCGAAGACAACGTGCTGATACTGAACTCGTTAAAAGAACAAGGGATTCAGTACTACCGAAATGACTTGAGGATATTCAGTCAAACCAGCAGCACGGTAAACGGTCGGCGTAAAATCATCATTTTAGATGACATTGACACCATTAATGACCAAAGTCAACAAGTTTTTCGAAACTACATCGATAAGTACCGTCGAAACGTGCACTTCATAATGGCATGTACAAACATACAAAAGGTTATCAACAGTTTACAATCGCGTACCATCATTATTGAAATTCCGAGTCCCACTACAAAAACGCTGTTTCAAATTGCAAACAGGATTATTTCAAATGAACCGTCAATTCAAAAAAATATCATTCGCACATGTAACAATGAAGCGTGTCCGCTATTTTCAAACACGAACCAGACAACTCGTACGTCCCACTTGAATTTGGATTTGACCTGTCCGTTAGAGTACATCATATCCCTTTCAAACAACACTATTCGCACACTAATCAATTACCTCGAAAAGCTCTACATTTTCGATGAACCGTTCACAATCGACGTTGCAAAAAACATGTACACCAATATATCGTTTGCAGAACTTGAACGGTACACGCTGCACATCTCTAAAGGCGAATTATCCGAAGCAATACGCGTCATTTATGCGCTGTACGACCACGGTTATTCCGTGATTGACATTATAGAAACATATTTTACATTTTTGAAAACCACGCAACAAATTACGGAAAAACAAAAATATAAACTTGTGTCACTGCTGTGCAAATACATCACCGTGTTTCACAACATTCATGAAGACGAGATTGAGTTGGTGCTATTTACAAACAACGCAATTCGAGAGATTGCGTCGTAGGGTCGTAGGTCTGGTTTATGCCGGCTTGTACTCCACGTAATACACTTTGGACGAAATAGATTGCTCATATTTCACTGTGGATACAACTTTCAGGTTCGCGTGTTTTGAAATGTGGCGAATCACTTGTATGAACTGCGCAAACGCGGAAGGACCGTTCATTGACCGTTGCGCATAAAACGCGTGAGCCGGTCGGTAGTACTGCGTAGCAACCGTGTCCATAAACGGGCGAATTGCGTTCATGTAAATTCCGCGCTTGAATGCGAATATGTCAACCATGTAAAACGCTGACGCGTATTCGGTATCTGCATCTGCAGCATCTGTTTCCGGTATCGACCGTACACCTTTTGAATTTGACCCGGTTCCACTTCCACTTACACATCCAGCTTTCAATATGTGCATGATTTTTGTGCTTTCAATCGGAGGGCCACAAATGGTTTCTATAAATGCATAAAAAAAATCCATTTGCATTGGTTTTTTGAATATACATATGGAGCGTACCGATGGAATTGGAAGTAGTTTTCTTTTTTTAATAATAAACGGGTTTCCGATGTCTGCATCTTGAGGTTGTTGGTCTTGGTTATTGTTGTTATCATCATCATCAACACTCATCCTATCGGTATCGTTAATGCTGAATACTAATACTAATCAATATTTAATATATGTTCTAATGAAAATATAATATATTTTGAGGCTTTTAATAAAAATTGTCGGCAGTTCGTCCAATGCACATTGAATACAAGATTCGGTTCTGAAAATATGAAAGTGCAAATGACAGCATCAACCCGACACTGTACAAGTAGTACTGAGACGACCCGGTGTTTTTAACTGCATTGTACAACATTGAAACAATTACAAATACCATGTACACAAAAAAGATTATTGCAATGTAGTAAAAAAACAAGCAGTACTTTCTGTCTAAAGGTCCGAAAATAGAGTCCATTTTTGAAAAGGTTGTTTGTTTGTTTGTTGATTTGTGTATTTTTTTTATTTTTGTATGTAATGTAATATTTTATTTTATTTTTTTATTTTCCTTCGTACAACCCAAAAAAATAAAATATGGAAACTGTTTTGCTTTTTTTTTACAACTACGCATTGCATGACGGTCCAGAGCATGTACGTGTCTTGACATCTTTTTCTTTAGATTTCGAATTCGCGTACCCTTCTAGTGCTCCATAACTTCCAAATATCATGGATGATGCCAGAATAACAATCAAAAGTACAAATAAAAACCAAGTACCTTTCAGCATTGTATCTATGTTTGTATGAATAACGGAGTTAAATAAATTATCTCTTATATTATATATCTTATATTATATTTTTTTGTTTTATTCGTTTTTATTCGTTTTATTCGTTTTTATTCGTTTTTATTCGTTTATTGGAAATGACCGTACTTAAGACCGACCCAGTTGCACTAACCAGTTCAGAAAAACTGGAACTTTCAAAAAACATGCAGTCGTTTATGGATAGAATGCGCACCACTGCAACGTTGTTTGCAGTTGCGTTTGTTATCATTGTATTTTTTATTACTGGCCCATTCCGACCGCAGTCTAGCATGTACCTACTGCTAATTCGCGTTGCGACATCTGCATTATTAGCTTACGCCGTATACACTAACGTGCAAACAATTACCAGTTTGTACGGGATAAAAGGAATTTTTTCATTGAACTCCATGCACGACATCCGTGTCAACTTTTACTTGTGTATTGTTTTTACAATTTTAATGCTAGTGCTTGCAGGACTTTTGATTTATAAACATGGCAACTGACATGGTTTGTTTCTTATTTTGATTTTTCTTGCTCTTTTAATTTTGTATTTTTGCATTTTTTATAATTTATAAATTATAAATTATATATTATATTAAGACAAAGACAAACAAACCCAACCAGC